ACAAGAATACAGAAATATACACGCAGCAGCGCGGCGCGCACTAACTACGCAAATATAAAATCTGCAAGAGCAGCAACAAGGTCGAGAGCAGCTACAAGATTACAGGCACACACGCGTGGCAAATCGACACGCAATAAATATGATCAAATGAAAGATAAACTGATATATGAGGAAATGATACCACTAGATGAAGCAAAAAGAGAACTAGAAGAAGCAAAAAGAGAAATGGAGGATCGACTGAAAGCAAATGTAATTTGGTAATCTAGACAGTTTATACGCTACTATTATAAATAGCATTATAATCAATACTATTTATAATAAAGAGGAAAAATCATTTTGTAAAATCTGCTTTTAATATTATTGCTTCAAGCGCTTTGAATTTATCAAACGTTTTATTTATATTTGCATTTAATATTGAAACATCAATTACATATAGTCCTATTAATTTTAATTTGTTACCTTTGCTACCTATTTGATTTGCAGGTATAGAAAATTCAATACCTAATTCAACGGGTAGTTCATTAACATCAATATGGTATCCAAATTGAGGATGCATACATGCTTTGGTTTCACATTCTTTATCATCTTTAGGATGATCTGTTTCTATAGATTTTGATAAATATTTGTATGGTATAGGTTGCACTGTTTGATATATATTTAAATAATAATGACTTCTAGCATGCGATTTTAGATCGGCCAACAATTTATCATAATTAGCAAATGCATCATAATTAGCTATATTAAAAAATAAATCATTATTAAGTACTTCTAATGATTTAATAAATAATTTTTGTTTTTCAATAGCTTCTTTTCTATTTAAATCAGCATATTTTTTCATACTTTTATCATGCTCTACATAGTTTTCCATATTTTTTAACTTTTGTAATGCGTTTTGAAGAGCACTTTTATCTCGCGATGCTAATTCTGATAAATACCATATTGAAATAAAGGCGTCTAGTCCAAAGAAAAAAGGTTTATTTGTGGGATTAATGTTTTTAACTGGATCTATAAAACTCGAACCATGAAATAATATGCTACCTTTTGGTAATGACGATTTATTTTCATACAATTCGCGCGCTAATTTTAAATGAGGTGTCCATGTTTCTTCTTTGGTTAAATATTTAACATTAGAAACTTTTGGAAACGTCAACTTTTTATACCAAAATGGATATAAATGTTTATCAATGAATGAAGAGCCGTGCATGCCTTTATTTGCTCTATATCTCTTTGTCTTATGCTTATGCCTCCTTCTTTTAGTATCTAATGTTTTTCTCATATGTGACGACTTACGTAATTTTCTTCTTGTTAATTTTCTAAATCTTATTAACATAATATAGTTGTATATTAAAGAGAAAAAAATTGATATAAAAGGCGAATTTAAATTTGAGAGATTAATAGACCTTACTCTGTAATTCAAAATGTGTTTTAATGTTCAAAAATATCGTAAAGATATATTGTCAAATATGCTCGCAAATCTTAAATTATCAGGTAAAGAAATGTTTGATTTAATTATGATGGAAGGTAAAGAAGTAATAGATGAACGAAGACAAGGATGGATTTTTGAAAGTCTTTGTCAAATTCTTATTGCTCTAAAGTGTGTTCAAGGTTTAAATTATAGTGAAATACTTGAAGGACAGTTACAAAATTTAAAGCAAGTAAAAAATATTAATATATTGTTAAAAATACCTATTGATGGTGGAGGCAATAATATTGTTGATTTAACTATTATGCAAGGTTCTACAACTATTCCATTTTCAATTAAATATAGAAATAAATATAGTGAAACCGATGTATCTAAAATAGACAATACTATAACAAAGCAAAAATTAACACAAGATTACAAGATAGGTCTATTTGTAAAAAATAAAGATCTAGTTATTAATCATACCTACCATAATGAGCTGAATATTGACAAGCAGTTACACGATAAAATTATTGAAGATGGACTTCTATTTGATGAACAAGATATTATTAAAGCATTAAGTGTATTTATTGAGAGATTTTCAAATAATGTATTAAGTAGTGATGACTTTATTGAATTCATAAATGACGAATATTTACTATCACCAAGACAACAATTAACAAAGAAATTACATCAACAAATTACATTGTTAAAATTTATTAACTCATTTTTACAAAATAAAAAAATGTTCTGCCTTGCTCACAAACCGAGAAGTGGTAAAAGCATTTCATTATTACTAATTTGTAAGTTCTTATTAGAAAATGGTTACAAAAAAATTCTTATTATGACATCTGTTCCAGCAACTATAAATAGTTTCATTAACGATTTAAAAACTTGGATTGATTTCAAAAATATTAATTATAAGACACAAGAAGAGTTTAATAGCATTGATGAAACATTTAATGGTATTGTATTTTGCAGTGTTCAATATCTAAAAACGGATGGCAAAAATAAAGCAGATGATAAAAAGAAGAAAGAGTTATTAAAAAAAATGAGTTTTGATGCTATTATTACAGACGAGGCACATCAAGGGTCATCAACAGACAAAACAAAAGCGGACATTTTGGATGTAAATAGTGATGTTGAAGAAATTCGCAAAAACATTAAATTAACTATATTTGCGTCTGGAACAGCTAATAAAACAAAACAATATTATAAAATTCCTAGTTCACAAGTATATGAATGGGAGATTGAAGATGAGGCATATATGAAAGAACTAATGAATTCAACCACAAGTGAAGAAAATAGGAACAATATTATTAGTACTATGGTTGCACGTCATGGAAATACATTTATATCATGCTTAGTAAATGAGACTTTAAACAGGGATTATTCTAAACATCCTACTCAAGTGTTAATGAAGCATTCAATTCCTCAAACACTGGTAGATAAGATAAATGCTTATAATAGAAAATATAAAACGAATTATGGTTTTAGTTGTGCATCATTGTTAGCATTAAGAGAAACTATTAATAAAAAAAAGCAAGTTGAATATACTACCGAATTTGATATATGTAAAACTAACGATGGAATAGAAATATTGAAAGATTACTTTGACTATTTAATTTCATCTGATAAAATGAGAAATTCAATTATGAAACAAATCGAACATACACAAACAAGTCGTGGATCGCGAAAGTCCACAATTGCAAATCCATTATTATTTATTATGTATTTGCCTACTCATACAGGAAACAGCACAATCGGATTATTACAAAAAGCATTAATTAAGTTCCTCAAGGAACACAATTTATGGAGTGATTATAAGATTGAGTTTTCAAATGCTTGCGAGGATTCAGGAAATACTAAAGAAGAATATAATAACTATTTAGAAACAATTATGAACAATACTAAAAAAGAGAAAAAAAAGGGATGTATTTTATTATTAGGAAATAAAGGCGGCGTTGGTATTACTTATAAATATTGTGATGTCACATTTTCATTAGATGATGGTCATAATTTAGACAACCAAAACCAGCGTTATTCACGAGCATTAACAGAAGCAGAGGGTAAAACTATTGGAATAAATGTTGATATGAATATTCAAAGAACTTATTTATATTTGCTTACTTTAATCCAAAAACATAAAAATAATACAAAAACACAAAAAACAAGAGCTGAAATATTATGTTATTTATTAGAACATAACATATTCTTATTTAATCCTCAAGAAATTAATAATGGAGCTATGAAGTCAATCGACATAATGTCTTATTATCAAAAAGAAGCTGATGCTATGATGAAAGAAATTGATGATAAACATATTTTGGAAGATATAAAATGCGATGATGAGTTGCGTAGTATTATAAAAGCTGATTTTCAAAATAAGTATAGTGAAAGGCGAGAGATTAATGAAGAGCTTGAAGGAGAAAATAAAGATTGTCCTAAAGGTGACCCAACTAAAACAGAGATCGATGGTCCAGACAAGAAAAGCAAGAAAAAAGAAGATGATGATGATATTAAAAAAAAGGAAGAAGAAATAAAACTTGAGATTTTGATTAATCAAACATACGAGTTATGTAAAACGTTCTTATTTCCTTTATTAGCATTGTTATCAAGGTTATATAACATATATAGCTTTATAGAAATACTTGTAAATGAAAAAACAAAAGAGTTAGTTATTAGTATTTTAAAAAATAAGAAAATTGAAATTAATAAAAATAATTATACTATGTTCGTAAATATAATGACAAATATTATTGATAAGAATGGAGAAATTGTTGATAACATTCGTGAAATTTATAATAGAAATAATTGTAGTCCGTTAAAGTTGCGACAACTCATTGCAAAACATTTTATTCCAACAGCACATGAAGAAAGAACGAATGCCGAAGTTCCAACACCTGTTAAATTAGTAGATGAAATGTTAGATAATATTCCACTAGAGTTTTGGAGTAGTCCAAATAAAGTTCTCGAACCTTGTTGCGGAAAAGGTAATTTTGTATTAGGCATATTTGATAGATTTTATAAAGGTCTAGAAGCAAAATATCCTAATAATATTGAAAGATGTAAAGTAATTATGACGCAATGTATTTATTATGCCGATTTAACAACATTAAATGTATTTATTACAACAGAATTGTTAAAATGCCACGTGCAAAATTACTATTATTGCGCAGGACGTGAGTTAGATATAGATTATGGTTTTAATAACTATACAGGAGATACCTTAAAACTTGATATTACAAAACAATGGAAAATTACTGGATTTGATGCTGTAATTGGAAATCCACCATTTAATATATCAAAAGAAGGAACATTAAAAGGTGGATATGGAGGAAGAAGTTTGTGGGATTTATTTGTAGTAAAAGCACTAAAAGAATGGGTTAAAGATAATAAATATTTAGTATTTGTTCATCCTCCATCTTGGAGAAAACCAGAACATTATTTATGGGAAGTCATCGGTAAAAAACAGTTATTATATCTAAAAACCTTTACAGAAGAAAATAGTAAAAAAATCTTTGGATGTTCTACTATTGTTGATTATTATGTATTGCAAAATACATATATTTATACAGAAACATTAATTGATAGTCAAGATGGCAAAAATTATTCTATAAGTTTAAATGATTGGAATTTATTACCAGGCGGAGCATTTGATAGTATTAAAAATATATTAGGTAAAAACGAAGTTTTATATTCATCCTCAATTTATGACACAAGAAGACCATATATAAGTAAACTAAAAACAGAAAAGAATACTCTTCCTGTTGTTCATAATATGACTAAAAAAGATGGATTGGGTTTTGTTTATTCAAGTGAAGACAAGGGACATTTTGGAATACCTAAAGTAATATTATCATTTGGTAGACATCAATATCCATATAATGATTATAAAGGAGAATATGGAATGAGCCAAATTTGTTATGGTTTAAAAATAGACAGTAAAGAAGAAGGTGATAAAATATGCGAAGCAATCA